CGAAGTACGCGGCAATGACGCTCGCCGAGCTTGGTCTTTACCACCGATGCTTGAACCATTCGTGGATGAACGATGGGATTCCCGCTGACCCTGAGGAAACGGTGATCGCGTGGCGCGACTGCCTCACCGAGTACAATCACCATACGTTTCGCAGCCGCCTGGAAGCCCGTTGGGCCGTCTTCTTCGACGGGATGAAGATCGACTGGCAGTACGAGCCTGAAGGCTTCGAGTTGCCTTCCGGCGAGCGGTACCTGCCAGACTTCTACCTGCCGCGGTTCAAGTGGTTTGTCGAGATCAAACCGACCATCGAAGTCGGCCTGCGCGAGAACAAGGCGCGCGGTTTCGTCGAGCAAGGCCACCTGAGCATCCTGTTCCTGATTGGCGCACCGGACTTCAGGGCTTACACTGGCCTCTACTGGTACGACGGGGCCGTGACCGATGCGCCCTACAGCCTGGACACCAAGTATTACCTGAAGGCGACGGAGCAAAATCGGCTCTGGAGTTGCCCGGATTACATTCCCACAATGGCGCGTGTATATCAGTTTTCTGAGCGCTACATTCGAGCGATTGAGGACTGCCGGCGGGAAAGGTTTGGCGCCTGATGGCAATAGCCTTTCGAATCAAAAACTGGGATAAATATTTCGAGAACAACCGATCGCGGGAAATGAAGCGCCTCGAATGGGTTCCAGTGCCAAACAAAATGGACGGTAGTGGTTACGCTGAGCTTGTCGATCATCCAAACGGGGCAGCTCATCTCGGCGCGTGGCTGGCGATCATTGAGATCGCATCCCGAAACGAGACACGTGGAACGCTCGTTCGTGACGGAAAAATTCAGACACCGCAGGCGCTTGCGAGAATTTCGCGGTTGCCTGCCGCGTTATTTGAAGAGGTTTTTGATAGGCTAGTAAATGAGATCGGATGGATTGAGAAATTCAATGAAATCAGTATTTTGCATGACGGTGCGGGAAAACCGCAGGCTCCTGCGCCTCGCGACGCGCGTGCGGAAGAGAATAGAACTGAAGAGAATAGAACTGAAAAACCTTTTGTGGCCCAGCCTGACAATCTTTTCGGCCTTCAGGCAGTGCCGGTTCTCCCTCTCGAACTCGCGATAACCGAAACTGCAAAGCGGATCTTCAACCGACACCCTACCTTACGAAAAAATACCACCCTCGCGGACGTGCAGAAGCGGCTCGCGAAGATCGCAAAGCTGATCCCCGGCACTGCTGGAAAAATCGCGAAACTGAAAAGCATCGACCAGATCCACGAGGACTCTTGCGAAAGCGAAAAATGGACAAAAGACGGTGGTGAGTTTGCGAACGGGTTGCGTAACTGGTTTGCTGGCGCGATGTACGAAATACCGCTCTACCAATCCAACGGTGACAGCCGGAACGCCAACGTAGGTGAATTGTGGCCAGGCCAACGCAACGGTGCTCCAGCTCCCGGTCTCGTGGGAGACGACTGTTGATTGAATTCAGCAAGGGCGAGATCGAAACCTACTACCGGGCTCGTGTCCCGAAGTTGGCGATGGTGCAAGGGAAGCTCCGGGGAGCCTGCCCGGTGCATGGCGGGAAGGATTCGAATTTCTCGATTGACTGGGAAACCGGCCAGTCGTTCTGCCATTCCCAATGCTCCCGCGGATTTGACATCCTGTCGCTGGAACGGGAACTGTTCGGGGTGGATTTCATCAAGGCAAAAGCCGAAGTCTTCCGGCTGCTCGGGCGGCCGATGCCGAACTGGCAGGATCGCGACGTAGAGGCCACCTACGACTACACCGATGAAGCCGGCAAAGTGCTCTACCAAGTCGTGCGGCGCGTCGGGAAGAAGTTCTCGCAGCGCCGGCCGGATGGCAACGGCGGATGGCTTACAGGGCTCGGGAAAGAGCACAAACCGGTCCCGTTCAAACTACCCGCGCTGGCGAAGTCCGGGATCGTTGCGGTAACCGAAGGGGAAAAAGATGCCGTCAATCTTATCCGCGCCGGTTGGGTGGCGACCTGCAATAACGGCGGCGCCGGGAACTTCCGGCCGGAACTCGTGTCGTACTTCACCGGCAAACATGTTGCCATCTTCCCGGACAACGACGAACCCGGTCGCAAGCACGCCGAACTCGTGGCGGGGCTGCTGGCGCCAGTGGCGGCGACTGTGCGGGTTGTTGAGATCCCCGGTTTGCCACTGAAGGGCGATGTCTCGGATTACTTAGCTTCCGGTAAGACTGGCAGTGATCTACGAAACCTGTGGCGGGAGACGGAGGAGTGGACGCCGGAGTGGAAGTTCGTTTCGGAAGTTCCGCACGAAAACGACCGGTACCTGCGGACATTCGCGCAATCGCTCCGCGATGCTGGCGGGTATGAGGGGTTTTGGAAGAGTCTGGACGGCGAGGGGCTACCGACGCCATTTGAAGCGTTGACGAGGAAGCTAGGTGGATTGAGGAACGGGGAGGTTTATGTGATTGCGGCCAGAACTGGAGGGGGAAAGACTTCACTAGCCCTGCAGTTCGCGATCACCGTGCTTGAAAAGCACCTCGGGGTACTGATGTTCTCGATGGAGATGTCGCACCGCGATGCGTTCCAGCGCCTGGCTGCGATCAACGCCCGGGTGGACCTGTCGAAGTTCAGGAGCCTGCGCCGATCCGATCAAGACAGTATCGCCTTGGGGCAGTACGAAGCAGCGTTGAAACGGTCGACGGATAAGTTCTCGCGCCTGCCGCTGTACGTGACAACGAAGACCGGGGTGACTCCGGAGTTCCTGACTGAGGAATCGAAGCGGCTGAAGGAAAACGCCGGCGTCGGGCTCGTGATCATCGACCACATGCAGCTCATGGGATCGACAGGCAAAGTGAAGTCCGATTACGAGAAATTCACGGCGATATCGCGCGCGACGAAGGAAATAGCAGTTGAGCTGAACGTCCCGCTGATCCTCGTTTCCCAGGTGAGCCGCTCAAATGCGTCCGAGAAGCGAACCGAGCTCGAACTTTGGGATCTCCGCGGTTCGGGAGCGATCGAGGAAGACGCCGGCGCCGCCATGCTGATGTACTACGATGCCGACGATTTCAAAGACGCGAAACTGGATCCAACTGGCGAACGGCTGAAGCGCGGCCCGATCAAGACATGGTTGAAGTTGGCAAAGAATCGTTTCGGGATATCCGGGACATGCGAGTGCTTGAACCATTGGAAGGCGCTGACGCGGTTTGACCCCGTCGACGCCGTATTCTCGGAAGGTTCGTCCGATCAGGAAACTGGGAGATTACCTTATGCGGATTGAAGACAACAGCCGGTTACCCTACAGGGAGCGTCAGTTTCACTATACGGAGTATATCACTCCATGCACGCTGGCAGCAAAGCCAGCTAAAAGCTCTTCGGCTGAAGCCGAAGGTATCCACCCGAGGTATTGATATGAAGTCGCTTTGGAATTGGTTACTCGGTTTATGTTATACGCGGAAGGAAGCAGATCGCGCATTGGCTGATTTACGTTCGCATAAATGGGTCGGGCAAAGGCGGGGCGGCGATCCGGCGGATGCAGGATCTTACGAATGGGTCCGCTACTGCGAAATTTGCGGCATGGAGGACACTTGCGAAGATCCACTTCCGCCGTGCCCTGGAGTGGAGGCCCAGTGAGCGAATTAACGAACAACCACCGGCTTACGCTGCGGCGTTCGTGGATTGGTACCGGCGGCCAAGTCAACTGGCTGATGCTGAATCCCAGCACGGCGACGGACACGGCAGACGATCCAACCATCCGGAAGTGCATCGGGTTTTCGAAGCGTTGGGGCTTCAGCCGGATGGTGGTGACAAATCTGTTCGCGTTTCGCGCGACCGATCCGAAAGACTTGCACGTATTGCTCGCCACGGGCCGCTACGACCGCGCGGTGGGCGCCGGGAACGATGAGGCCATCGCGAACGCGGCGAACGAATCAGGCGCGGTTGTGGTGGCGTGGGGCGCAAACGCCGGGAAGGGACTGGTTGCAATGCGCGTTAGGGCGGTCATGCGGATGTTCCAGCACCCGAGTTGCATCGGACTCACGAAGGACGGCCACCCGCCGCATCCCTGCATGGCCGGGTACACCGATGCGCCGATCATATTCGCCAGCCAGACGGAGGCGCAGTAGATGAACGCCCCGCTGGTAGTCGCCTTCGGTGGAGGCGTGAATAGCGCCGCGATGATACTTGGGATGCACGAGCGCGGCATCCGGCCTGACCTGATACAGTTCGCCGATACGGGCGGCGAGAAACCGCAAACGTATGAATTTGTTGATACCTTGCGGCGTTGGACGGTCCGCGAAATGGGCCTCGGAATCGTCACCGTCCAGGCGTCCTTAAAAACTGACGCTTCGCTGGAGGATAACTGTCTCCGGCTTGGAACGTTGCCATCCATCGTATATGGCGGTCGGACCTGTTCTCAGCGATGGAAACTTGAGCCGTGCGAGAAGTACCTGAACCACTGGCAACCGGCGAAAGATGCGTGGGCCGCTGGCCTTCGTATCCGAAACGCCAAGGGAATCGACGCCGGGGAGCTTCGGCGTGCCAAGGATTTCAGCGACAAGAAAACCATCGTTGAGTACCCTCTGATCGAGTGGGGCTGGCAACGTGAGCAATGCGTGGAAGCCATCGAACGCCACGGCTTGCCAGTCCCAGTTAAATCGGCGTGCTTTTATTGCCCGTCCTCCAAAAAGGCTGAAGTGCTGACTTTGGCGCGAGATCACCCGGACCTGTTCGCGCGGGCCGTCGCCATGGAACACAACGCCGCCGCTAAACTAGTCAACATCAAGGGTTTGGGTCGGCATTGGAGTTGGGAGCAAATTGCCAAGGCCGATGAAGCGCAATCCAAACTGTTCACTGAAAGCGTCCAGGTTCCGTGCATGTGCTTCGACGGGGATGATGACTAACGTCAACGACCGACCGGCTGAAAGCCGGTGGCTTGTAACCTGGAGCCGGCGCGTTGTGGCGCGGATCAGGCAGGGCGGAATCCTTGGCGCCGATCTGCTGGCCCGTGATCGGTTCACCGACGTGGAGGTGGCGAAGCAGACAATCGCCAGCCGGCTGAGCGAGAAGATCGCCGGGATCGAGTTCGAGTGGGTGGATCGAACGTGATGATGATTTGGGGGATTATATACATGAGTACCCCGTTTTTTGTGACCTAAATAAAATCATGAGTTTACAGGTTCACTTCAGTTCGGCAACGGATCGATGGGCTACACCGGTGGATGTCTATCAGGCCCTCGACGATGAGTTCTGCTTTGACTTCGATCCGTGTCCGCTCGACGGAACCGAGAACGGACTTGCAACGCTTTTTCTCTCGTGGGAAGGACGGCGCGTATTCTGCAATCCCCCCTATGGGCCGGGAATCGCTAAGTGGCTGGAAAGAGGACTGGAGGCCAATTTGGCGGTGTTCCTTATTCCTTCCAGGACTGATACCAAGTGGTTTCATGAAATCGTTCTCCCGAACGCCAAAGAGATTCGGTTCATCAAGGGCCGACTGAAGTTCGGCGATGCCGTAAACTCAGCGCCGTTCCCAAGCATGATCGTGATCTTCAAAAATACACCGGGGTACTCATGTATATAATTCCCATGATTTGGATGTACTACAGGTGGGATGTACTACAGCGTGGAAAGGAGTGTGGAGCGTGGGTGAAGGATGGAAGCGGGCGGTTGCGGCCGCGAAGGCAACACGAAAACCGAAGACGGCCAGTAAGGCTGATCTGAGGCGCGAGATCGACGAACTGCGCAGCATCGGCCGGCAGATGTCCAACGTCTGCTTTAACCTCGGGCAGCGTTACCGCGAAGGGCTTGGGCCGATGGCTGAGATTGGCCCACTTCATAATTTCGACGCGGAGGCTATGCACGATTTACGTGTGAAG